GAACTGCAAGACCCGTCATGGATGGATGTCGTCAATCGCGACACGGCGGCCCGCGATCTTGCCGGCATCTACGGCGTGCGCGAAAGCTGGACGGCGAGCGACGACCAGATCGCGCAGAAGCGCAAGGCGCGCGCGGATCAGCAGGCGCAGCAGGCCCGCATTCAGGCGCTCCCGGCAGAGGCGGCGATGGTGAAGGCGCAGGCCACCGTCGCGAAAAGTCAGCCGCAAGGCATGCCCGCATGACGCTGACGCTGGAAAAGGCGACCGAAGTCCTTGGCGATTGCCAGCGCGCCTACTTGCTGGTGTTCGGAGACAAGGACAAGGAGGCGGCCATTCAGGCGGTGCTCGCCGATCTCACCATGTTCTGCCGCGCGAATGAAACCTGCGTCGTCCCCGGCGACCGCGACCGCACTTATGTCCTGGAAGGGCGCCGCGAAGTGTTTTTGAGAATTCAGGACCACCTCAAGCTGACGACCGAGCAACTTGTCGAAAAATACACCCGGCCCGCAAAAGGAGCGATAAGCCATGACCGAACCTACCCCTCCGACCCCGCCTAATCCCCCGACGCCACCCACGCCTCCGACCCCGCCGCCTGCCGCCTGGCACGATGGCGTTGCGCCAGAAGTCAAAGGCTTCTGGCAGCTCAAGGGCCTGCCGCTCGACGACCCCAAGGCGTTCGGCGCCAAGCTGACCGAACTCTACCAGCAGGCCGAGAAGTTCATCGGCGCACCGCCGGATCAGATCGTCAGGCTGCCGAAGGCCGATGCCAAGCCCGAGGAATTCCGCGCCTATCACGAACGACTCGGCGCGCCGAAGGAGGCCAAGGATTACGATCTGTCCGCAGTGAAGGAGCCGGCCGTTGCCGACGCGCTGCGCGCCACGATGTACGAAAAGGGCGTGCCGAAGGATGCCGCAGCGGGGATCGCCGCCACGATCGCAAAGGCACTCGAATCCGTCGCGGCCACGCAGGGCGTGCTGGACAAGGGAAAGCTCGACGAGCAGCGGTTGAACCTCGAAAAGAACTGGGGCGGCAAGGATTCCGCGACCTACCAGTTCAACCATCTGAACGCGATGGAAGGTGCGCGTCGGATCGGCATCACGCCCGACGCGGTAAAGGCGCTTGAAGGCCAGATCGGCTACGACGTCGTGATGGAAGTCATGCGCAAGATTGGCGCGCACACCCGCGAGGACACCTTCGTCGAGCGCGGCGTTTCCGGCCAAGGCGATGTCACCACGATGGAAGGCGCCGTCGCCCGCAAGGCCGAACTGATGGCCGATAAGGAGGGGTGGGTCAAACGCTACCTCGCCGGCGGCGTTGCCGAGAAGCGTGAGATGGACCGGCTTAACACGATGATCACGGGAGTTGCAGCATGAACACCACCGCCGATGAAGTGAATTTCGACGCGCCAGTGAAGAAGAAGCCCGCGAAGAAGCGGGCCAAGTCCCGCGCAGCGCCACGGGAGAGGTCGAGCGCACCTTTCCCGGGCCTGACCCGTAACGCCTGCGCCAGCGCCTGCAACGTCGACGGCTGCGCGATCAGCGGCAAGCCCTATTGCGCCCACCCGACCAAGGGCGGGCTACAGTCGGCCGACATGAACAATCGCGACGCCCTGAAACGGCTGCAGGACGCCCGCGACCAGATCGACGTTCGGCTCGATCCCGACCGCTTCAAGTAGCCGGCAAAAGGCGGTGCGTTGTACCAAACGCGCCGCCGGTCCAGTTTCCGCGCCCATGAGACCCCGAGCGTCCGGCCCCGCAAGGACAAGCCGATTCGGGCAGTGACGGCCCCCGTCAAGGACAAGGCTGAAAGTTTGATGGCCCCCGCGCGCAATCCGCATGGGCAAGGCCGCCGACGTTTCACCCTTTTCAGGCGGGATAGCCATGTCCGAGAATCTCTCGAAACTTTTCACGACGCAGTATGCCACCATCCTCGACCTCAAGCTGCAGCAGCGCACGTCGAAGCTGCGCGGCCGCGTCATGGAAGGTTCGCACGTCGGTAAGGTCGCGTCGCCGATCCAGTACGCTGGCGCGGTGCAGATGAAGCCGCCCGCGGGCCGCTTCGCCCCGATCGGCCGGCAGGATATCGATTTCGTCCGGCGCTGGGTTTACCCGGTCGACCGCGAAGTCAACCAGATGATCGACACCTTCGACAAGCTGCGGGCCACGATCGACCCGCAGAGCCAAGAAATCGCCGCAGCTTCTGCCGCCGTCAACCGCGAATGGGATGACCGGCTGATCTCGGCAGCTTTCGGCACCGCGACGCTCGGCACCGACCTCGGCAGCTTCACCTCCGAGACCTGGGCCTCGATCTCATCCTCATGGCAGGTCGCATCGACCTTCGGCTCTGCCGCGGCATCGGGCCTCACCGTCGCCAAGATGATCGAAGCCAAGCGCATCATGCGCAAGGCGCAGGTCGACATGGAAGTCGAGACCCTGACCTGGGTCACCAATTCCCAGGGCGAATCCGATCTGCTCAACCAGGTGCAGGTCGTCTCCACCGAATTCAACGATACCCCGAAGATGACCGACGGCAAGGTTTCGCGCCTGATGGGCTTCGACATCGTCTATTCGGAACGCCTGCCATCCGCTTCGAACGTCCGTTCCAACATCCCGTTCGCCAAATCCGGTCTCTATCTCGGCGTCTGGAACGAGCGCACGGACGACGTGCGCCAGCGCGCCGATATCACCGGCCTGCCGTGGCAGATGTACACCATGATGACAGCAGGCGCGGTGCGGCTTGAGCCGGGCCGGTTGCTGGAATGCCTGTGCGCCGACACCTCGGCCGCTGCCGACGTAACGCCGTAAAGGAGGCCACCATGGCCATTGACCACGTCAAATCCACCCCGATCACCAACCTCGACGCGACGCCTCCGGTAGCGAACACCGCCGGCGAGGGCGCCGCAGCCGTGCTGAAGTCGGTCGACGGGTACGCCACTGCGGTCGCTTCATCGAGCGTTGCGGCGACTTACCAACTCGTTCGGGTGCCCTCGAACTGCAAGGTCAAGTCGATCGTGTTCGAATCGGAAGCGCAGACCGCCGGCAAGTTCGACCTCGGTCTCTATTACGCGACCGACGGCGAAGGCGGCAAGCCGACGGCGCTGCTGCTCGCCAACACGATCTCAGCGGCGTTCTTCGCATCCGCGATCGATTGCGCCGCGGCCGTGACCCCGACCGACGTCAGCAACGAGTCTGGCACCTATACGCTGGACAAGCGGACACAGCCGTTGTGGCAGGCGGCCGGACTGTCATCGGACCCCGGCGGCATGTTCGATATCGTTGCGACCGTCGTCACCACCGCTGTCACCACCGGAACCGGCAAGTTCGGCATCCGCGTCGCATACGCGGACTGAGGTCAAATGGCGTTCGCGGTCATTCGAGCGACGTTGGGCCAGAGCCTCGGCAACGGCACCTATAATTCGAGTGCTGCCGGCGTCGGCGACAAGGTGACCGCGCTCGATACCGCCGTCACTGCGGCAATTGCAGCATCCGCAGCCGTCACCGCGAATGCCACCGTCGCCGCCGACCCGACCGCGCTCGGGCTGGCGCAGGCGTCAGACACGGCCATTGCCGCCGTCAGCGCCGCGCAGACCGTGGTCAAGACCGGCAACATGGCCGTGATCGTCAACATGGCCGTGATCACCGATCGCAACAAATTCAGGTCCGCGATGCGGGCTATCGAGCAAGCTGCTTTCAGCGGCACGGTGTAGGAGAGCAAGATGGCCGATCACTTTGTTGGGTTTAGCCGCGGCATCGAGGGCTTCAAAGCCTCCGACTTCACCACCGGGACGGCGACCACCGGCGGCCTGTCGATGGAGTTGCGCATCACCGATGGCGCGGTGCGCAAGATCGATGCGATCAAGTTCCTTGAGGCTTGCGCACGGTTCATCGAGGACCCGAAGCAGGTTGTCGCCGCAGGTTTCACGTTCATCGACGGGTGATCTGATGTTCAATGGCATCGACCGCGTCGTCTATTCGAACCAGGCCGCCGGCACGCTCGGCCCGTTCAACCTGCGCGGCGGCTCCTACTGGATCGAAACCAAATCGACGGGTACAGGCACGATCGATTTGAAGCGTCTCGGGCCAGACGGCGTGACCTATACGGCTCGGATTACGCAGATCACGGCGACGGCCGGCCAGCAGACCATTTCGCTGCCGCCGGGCACCTATCAGTGGGTGGTCGCGACGTTCACCGCCAATTACCTTGAGATCGTCCGGATTCCGACGGCGGTCGAATAGCAGCGGTGCGTTGCTGGTCTGACCCGGCAACCGCATCGTCCGGCGCATGGCTGAATACCAGACCCCGGTAGATGTCGCCAACCGCGCGCTGCAGCACTGCGGCGCGTCCCGCATTGACCCGCTGCTGGGCTTCGCGGAGATTTCCAAAAACGCATCCGAGACCTCGTTCTGCTACGGCAAGCTGCGCCAAGCCGAGTTGCGCCGCAACGTCTGGACCTTCGCCACCCGCCGCACCGCCATCCGGGCCATCGACAGCGGCACTATGCTGCTGGTGCCCGCATTGTGGTCGCAGGGCACCACCTATTTTGTCGGATCGATCGTTTCGGATCAGTACGGCAACCCGTGGATTTCGAAGGTCCCGAACAATACCGGCAACGACCCGTTGGCCTCGACGACATGGGAGCCATATTTCGGCCCGCTCACCGTCTCGCTGTACGCCGCCGCGACCAGCTATTTCTCCGGCGAGGTTGTTTACACCACATCAGGCAACGGCACGGCGCGGACCTACGTTTCGCTGCAGAACGGCAACACCGACAACCCGGCTACCGGCACGCCTTACGACGCCACCGCCGTCTACAGCAAAAATCAGGTCGTGACGTATCTCGCCGTCGCCTATATGAGCCTGATCAACTTCAACACCGGCAAGACGCCGTCGGCTGCGCCGGCGCTGTGGGACATCGCGACGACCTATGCCGCGGGTGCATCCGTCGGCGGCTCCGATGGCGCGATCTACACCTCGGTCGGCGCCGGCAATATCGCCAACGATCCGACCGCCGACAACGGCGTGAACTGGACCAATACCGGCGTCCTCAACCCGTGGACCACGGTGTTTGTCAGCGGCGCCGGGTCCAGCAAATGGCGGCAGATCGGCGGTGCCGAATTCCCGATGGGCGTCGGGCTGACTACGCTGGACATCATCTATCCGGTCGGCGCCGGCCCATCGGCGCAGGGTGCTGGCCGCAACATCTTCATGCTGCCGGCCGGCTTCCTGCGGCTCGGCGCACAGAATCCGAAGGGCACGACCACATGGCTCGGCGGGCCGTCCGGCGTCACCTATAACGACTGGAATTTCGAGAACGGACTGCTGATCACCGCCGAATCCGGTCCCATCCCGCTTCGCTGCGTCGTCGACATCACCGATGTCCGGAAGATGGACGCGATGTTTTGCGAGGGGCTGGCGGCACGGGTCGGCATGGAGGTGTGCGAGCCGCTGACGCAATCGACTTCAAAGCTCGGCACCATCGCCAAGGTCTACGACGAATGGATGTCGCAGGCGCGCGCCGTCAACGCGATCGAGCAGAGCTACGACGATCCGCCGGACGACGAGTATGTCACGGTAAGGAATTGAGCCGTGGCCGACGCGACATACGCCATTCCAGGCTTCTTGGGAGGTGAGATTTCCAAGTTCGCGCAGGGCCGTTTCGACAAGCCCGACTACCGCATTTCGCTCAATGTCTGCCTCAACAGTTTCCCGAACGAGATCGGCGCATTGGTGCGGCGACCCGGCACGCTGTTCGGCGACACCACCCGGCTCGGCCGGCCCGCCCGCGTGATCCGGTTCGATTTCGAGCAGGCCAACGCGGTGACGATGGAATTTACCGACGGCTATGTCCGGTTTCGCTCGGGGCGACACCTGGTGCAGGACATCTCGATATCGCCGGTCACGATCTCGACGGCGTCGCCGGCCGTTGTCGAGACGCTTATTGCGCACGGCATCTCCTCGGAAAACACGGTGCGGCTCGGGCCAGCGCCGGCGCTGATGCAGGAACGCAATTTCATCGCGACCGTGATCGACGCCACGCATCTTTCGCTGCGCGACGCCATCACCGGCGACAGCCTCGACGGCTCGGTGCTGGGATCGCTGCCGACCAACATGACGCTGGCGCGCATCGCCGAACTCGTGACGCCCTATACCGGCGGCGCATGGGCCGGCATTCGCGCGGTGCAGGCTGAAAAGACCAATATCCTGCTTTCCCCCCAGGTTGCGCCGCAAGCGCTGACCGTTCTGGCGCCGCCCTCGGCTACGGTCATCCAGACCAACTTCGCGCTGGCGGCCGCGGTATTCAACGACGGGCCCTATCTCGACCCGTTCACCAACGGAGTGCAGGCGGCGCCATCGGCCAAATCCGGCGTGATCAACCTCGCGCTGGCGTTCCCGGCCTATGATGCCACCAAGGCATACGCGGCCGGCGCGTTTGTTACCAGCGCTGGTGTCAATTACGTGTCGATGTTGGATCAGAACGTCGGCAATGCGCCGATTGGATTGCTGCCGTGGTGGTCGGCCACCTCGGCAAGTGCCGCGATCAATGAGGGGCGGGGATTCCTCGGCACCGATACCGGCAGGCTGGTGCGGCTATTTTCGGAGCCTGCCCTTTGGCTGGTCGGCTCGACCTACGCCGCGGGCAATGTGGTCGGCTACAATCCCAGCGGGTTGCCGGGCGCCACGACCTATTGGCAGTCGCTAACCTCGAGCAATACCGGCCACGCGCCCGGCGCGGACCTGACCAACTGGCAGATTGTCCCGCAGGGCGCGGCGATCTGGACCTGGGGCAAGATCGTCGGCCTGTCCAACATCATCGACCGCGCGCTGGCGGGCTCGTCCAGCATCGGCAACATGGGCTCCGGCGGCGGACTGGCGGCGGCGTTCGACGGCATCTTCTCGCAGGCCGCGGCGGCATCGGCCGAACAGACGATATCCGGCGCCGACAGCGGTTCGCTGACCCTGATCTCCTATGTCGGCAAGGATTATTCCGGCGCGTCGGACCAGAAAATCCAGCAGGCCACGATCTACCCGTCAAGCGACGGCGGGTTTGCTTCGGGCACCAACGTCACCATCAATTCGATCACGCTCAACCTGCGCGGCAAGGCGTCAGTGCCGTCGTCCTCGTCCGACGGGGCGCTGCTCGGCACCTCCGGCGCAATCGCCAACACGTTTTCCGCGGTGACGATCACCTCGACCGACCAGGTGACGGCGTGGAAATATGTCTGGATCGAGCAGATCGCGGTCGTCACGATCACGGCATCCGGCGGCGGCCCGCCCGGTCCCATCAGCTACAGCCTCTCGAATACCATCGGCGAATTGTCACTGTTCAATCCGGCCGGCACCGGCACCAGCTCCGGCGTCAGCATCGAAATCCTCGGGCCGCCGCTGCTCTACACCGTCTCGATCCTGACCTGGCGCCTCGGCGTCTACAGCAACACAACCGGATGGCCGACCTGCGGCACCTATGACGACGGGCGGCTGTGGCTCGGCGGCGCGGTCAAGAACAGCTTCCACGCCAGCGTATCGAACGGCATCGCCGGCGGCACCGTCAATTTCGCGCCGACCGATCAATACGGCACGGTGGCGGCCAGCAACGCGATTTCCTACAAACTCAACGCCAAGGATGCCAATCAGATCGTTTGGATGCAGCCCGAGGAAGGCGGCATCGTGATGGGCACGCAGGCCGGCGAATGGCTGGTGCGCGCCCCGACCACCGGCGCAATCGCACCGAACAACATCTCGGCGCGGCGCATCACCAAGATCGGCGCCGCCAATATCGAGCCCTGCCGCACCGAGCACACCAACATTTTTGTGCACCGCTACGCCCGCAAGCTGACCGAATACTTCCCGGACGCCTATTCCGGCAAGTTCACCGGCCCGAACCTCGCCGACAAGGCCGGGCATATCATCAGCACCGGCATTGCCGAGATCGCCTACACCTCGTCGGTCACCCCGATGATCTGGGGCCGCTGCACCGGCGGAACGCTGTTCGGCGTGACCTACAAGCGCGACACCCTGACCACCGCGCAGCCGCCGACCTTTTACGGCTGGCACCGCCACACCCTCGGCTCCGGCCGCATAGTCGAAAGCATCTGCGGCGGGCCGTCGGTCGGCGGCGATCTCGACACCCTGACCATGGTGACGAACGATCCCGCGACCGGAATCCGCCACGTCGAGCTCTTGACCGACACGCCGGACGAAAACGCAGCCCTTGCGGATGCGTGGCTGCTCGACGACGCCGTTCCAGCAACGTCCGTCACATCGAGCGACACGGCGATCACCGGCGCGCCATATGGCGGTCTGACGATCAACGGGCTGTGGCACCTCAACGGCAAGACGGTGCAGGTATTTGCCGGCGGGCTGGACTGTGGCGACCGCGGAACCGGCACATCAGGCTTTGCCGATTTCCTTGTCAGCAACGGCTCTTGCTTCGTGCCCTATGGCGATGGCATTTCTTCCGGGTCCGGCCGCGGGTTGTTCACGCTCGATTTTGCCGCGGCACTCCCGGTATCGCAGATCGTTGTTGGATTCACCTACAACAGCGACGGCCAGTTGGTGCGCCCGATTGCGCCCGCCGACACTGGCGCGCGCAATGGCCCGGCGCTGGGCAAGACGCGGCGCAATCATCAATATTCGATGCTGCTGGCAAATACGCGCGGCATGTCGGTCGGCGCAAACTTCACGTCGATGTATCCGGTGCCGCTGAAACAGGCGAACGGGCAGGACATCGCGACGCTGACCGCGTTCTCCGGTGTCGTGCACAACACGCTGCAGGACGACTACAGCTATGACGGCATGATCGCGTGGCGCGTCTCGCGGCCGTTCCCGGCAAACCTCGTCGCGATCAGCGGCAACATTGCGACGCAGGACCGATAGCCATGGCATTCGGCCCTAACACCATTACGGCAATCGGCGGCGCGGTGAACGACCTGTTCGGCGCCGACGCGCATCGCGCCAAGGCGGCCGGTGATCGGTTCGAACAGCAGAATTACGACCTCGCCGCTGGTTATGCCGATCAGAATGCGAAGTTCACCGAAACCTCGACCGGCATCAAGCAGGCACAGGGCGACCGCGAACTTTACAAAACGCTCGGTGGCATGTCGGCCGATGTGGCGGGCGCCGGATTTTCCGAAAGCGGCAGCGCGCTTGACCTGATGCGGGACTCGGCCTCGCAGGGCGCGCTCACCCATGCCGTCGCCGGCGAGCAAGGCCTGATCACCGAGGCCGGCTACAAAGAGCAGGGCGATTCCTACCGCAACATGACGCGGGCGGCGCAAGTCGCGATCGATGCGGAAAATCACGCGGCTGACAACGCCGGGATCATGGCGGCGATCAAGGGCGCGGCGGCCATCGCTTCGCTGTTCACATAGGCCGCGCACATGCCCAACATTCGAGAAAATAACGCGCCCCAGGACATCGGCCTTCGACCGACGGAAATCGGCGTCGATGCGACGGCGGCGGCGGCGCGTCGCGGCGGCTCGTTCTTCAATGCGGCGGCGGAAGCCATCAGCGACGAAGGCCGCCGCTGGGCCTCGACCATCAATGATGTCGGCAACGTTGCCTACAAGTTCATGGAGCATCGCGAAGTCAGCGCCGGTGCCGCAAAATACGCCGAGCTGCAGGACAACCTCACCAAGCAATGGAATAACACGCTCAAAGACCCGAATTTCGATCCGAACGACCCGTCGGTTGCGGCGAAATTTCGGGAAGAAGTCGTCAAGCCCGCGCTCGATAAATACTCCGAGGGCTTCAGCACCGAAGGCGGCCAGAAGTTTGCCGAGCACAAGGTCGAAAGCCTCCGCGCGCATCTTTTCGAAAAAACCGCCGCCGACCAATCGACGCTGGCCGGAATCGCGGCCCGCAACAACATCGCCAACTCGACCACGGCAATGTCGAATACCGCGATCAACGATCCGTCGTCGGTGCCGAATCTGCTCGCGGGCGTGGATCATTCCATCGGCGCGATGGTGGACAGCAGCCCGACGCTGAGCCCGGTTGATGCTGCGCGGGCGCGCACCGAACTATCGCAGACCGCCAAGGCCGCCATCATCAAGGCTGGCGCCATCGGCGCAATCCAGAAATCCGGCAACCCGGAAGAAACCGCCGCCGAGTGGATCAAGAAATATCCCGACTATATCAACGGCGCCGAGGCGCAAACGCTGGGATCGAATGCCCGGCAGCAAATCCGCGCCCGCAATTACGACTATGAGACCAACCGCCGCCGCGAAAAGGAAGTCGTTCAGGATCGCAGCAATGAACTGACCGCGAAATACCTGATCGATGTCCGCTCGCAGGACCCGAAACTCGCCAACGATCCGACCGCAGTTAAAATCCTCAACGATCCCGGCCTAACCAAGACTGACAAGAACAACTTGCTGAATTACGTGGATCGCCAGCTCAAGCCGGAAACGGACTCGCGGTTGTCGCAGCAGACCTTCGTCGGCCTGTTGCGCGACCTGCGCGCGCCGGATGCCGACCCCGACAAGGTGATGCAGAAGGCATGGGATGCGCGGCTGACCGACCCGGGTAAGCCTGGCAGCATGTCGGAAAAGGACTTCAACCAGTTTCGCGCCGAAGTGATCGCCCGCAAGACGCCGGAAGGCGCGGCGCTGGAAAGGGACCGCGCGCTGTTCTTCAAGCAGTACGCCGATGCCTTTTCTGGCGGCAGAGGAAAGTACGATCCTGTCGGCGGATCACCGAAACTGTATGCGGCCGAGATGGACGCGCGACGCATGGAAGCGGACCTGCGTAAAAAGGGGCTTGATCCTCACCTCATTTACGACCCGTCGTCAGAACATTTTCTTGGGAAGCCCGAACGCATCGCGAGGTATGCCGGATCGATGCAGAGCGATCTTTCGACCAAAGCTGAGACACCGGCAAAGCGCGACGACGTGATGCCGGCGATTCCGCCGGCCGATCAACGCGCGCCGGGCCTCTATGAGACGCCGCGCGGCAAGATGCGCTGGACCGGCACGGGATGGGTGGCGCCGTGACCGAACTTTCCGACGAGCAGGTTTTCGGCAAGCCGCGCGAGATGAGCGACGCCGACGTGTTCGGCGCACCGCCGCCCGCCGCCAGCGAGCCCATCCCCGAAGCCTTCCTCGATCGCGTGCGCAAGGGGCAGCAGATCAGCCGTATCCTGAATGCTGCCGGCCACGAAGCCAAGGAAGGCTTCGCTGGCGCAACCCCGACCGGCTATTCGGACGAGCGGCTCGCGCACATGATCGATATCGGCGTGTTTCACGACCCGCTGAAATCAAGGCCCGGCCCGATCCAGATGGCGAATGAGGCGGTGCTGCTGCCGGTTGCGCAGGCGTGGCAGGGGCTCATGGGCGCGCTCAACGCCGGCATTCATGGTGCTGGTGGTGCAATGGGCCAGTTGGTCGAGGAATTCGGCGGTTCGCAAGGCACATCGAACCGCGCCAAGGACGAAGTCATCAACATCGGTAATTGGGCGATGATCGAAGGCGGCATGGGCCGATTCTCGCGTCCGGCCGCCACGCCGGAAGGCGTGATGGATCAGCCCGTCGGGGGTTTGCCGCGCCCGGAGGATTTTATAAACGCTGCTAAGGTGCTGGCGCCCGAAAGCTTTGTAGAGAGTAGCCGCCTGCGCCCGACGTTGGTGCGCAGCGACACAAGGCTTGGCGAGATGCAGCACCTTTACGATATCAAAGGCAACGACGGTGAGCAGTTGGGTCATCTGCTCGTTACCAAAATGGGCGATGTCGCGCGGGTCGAAAACATTTACGTCGATGAGGGATCGAATGCGCTTGGCCCGCGAGCAGTGCGGTCTTTGCTGCAACAGTTCCGGGAACAAAATCCGGAGATCAAGGAGCTTTCGGGGGATCGGATTAGCGGAGCCCGTTTCGGTGGTGAGGAAGCATACGAGGGCTCGCATGTTGCCGTTAACCTTCGCCGCATGTGGCAAGAGGACGGCATCCACCCCGCCGAAGCCGTGCACGATGCGGCAAACGATGCGTTCCTGAAACACGAGGTCACGGCAAAGCAGGTTGAGGTGAAGCTCGACCCTGCCGACGTTGAGGTGCTGACCGAAACCGGCGGGGCTCCCCGGTCCCTCGGCGCCGCCGCAACCGACCCGCCCGACGTGCCGTTGAGCGTGACGCCCGCGCGCCCGCCGGGCAGTCTCGCTGCATCGTTTCAGAGCGCGGCGAATACCCTGCTCGACATCGGCCGCGATGCGCAAATGCTGGTTGCTCCGATGGCACGCGGCACCAAAGACAGCATGGCTATCGCCAAGGATTTTTCAAATTCGCTGCGGCGGAATCGCTGGGACTGGAGCCGGATTGATACCGACATCGGCAAGCGGTTCACCCCGGAGCAGCAGGCGCGCATGTTCATGGCGATGGACGAGGAAAGCACGTCGATGCGGCTTGGCGAACCGGCGTCGATGCGCGAGCACCAGGGGCTTGCCACGCTTGAACCTGCCGAGCGCGCGATGGTCGAGGAACTGGATGCCCGCCAGCAGAATTCGTGGCTTCGCGCGATCGCCGCCGGCATTGTCGAGGGCGAAGGCATTCCGATGCACGCGCCGCGCATGGTGATCAACATCGCGCACGCCAGCAGTAAGGAAGGCGCGCTGTCACTCGATGCGCTTGGCCGTAACCTGACGGTCAAAACCCGCAACCTGCGCCAGCGCAAGTACATGACGATCGAGGAAACCGAAGCCGCGGCCAAGGCGAAGTATGGCGATCAGGCTGTCGTCGCAAAGAACATCCGCACGGTTGCGCTGTCCACCGCCGAGCTCGACGACGCAGTCGCGGGCCGGACCCTGATCAACAACATCAAGGACTATGGCGCGCGCACCGGAGCCGACACCGTGGTCGAGGGGGCAATTCCGGCAGGCTCCGAAACCAAATGGTTCACGCTCGACCATCCGGCGTTCCGGACGTGGCGACCGCAATTGCGCGAGATCGACGGCAAGGTGCAGGCCGTCAAGGACGCGGAGGGCAACACGGTTTTCGAGCAGGTGCCGCTTTACGTCCACGGCGACTTCGAGGGGCCGTTGCGCGCCGTGCTGACGCAAAAATCCGGCGCGCTGTACGGCGGGATGATGTCGCTCAAGGGCAAGACCATGAGCATGATCATGAACTCGCCAATGATCCACAACGCGGTCGAGTGGGGTCGGGCGCTGCCTGCGATGCCGGGCAAGGTCGCGACGTTCAAGGTCTATTTCGAGGGCAACCGCGCCAAGAACAACCCGGCGCTGATGGGCGAGGCGATCGACAACGGCCTCGTCCCCATCGGTCATCGCTTTTTCAACCAGGACATTTCCGGTTTGATGGAATCGCCGGACCTGACGCCGGGCCGGTCATGGACCGCGAAGCTGCTCGCCGCGGTGCCCGGGCTGTTCGACGAGGCGGCGGGTGTGGCGGTCAAGCGCGCGGTCGATAAGGCCGGCGACTTCTGGCACAATACGCTGCTGTGGGACCGTGTCGCCGACCTGCAGATGGGCCTTTACGTCAACCTGCGCGCCGATGCGATTGCCAAGGGAATCGACCCGCAGACCTCATCCCGGCTCGCCGCACATTGGGCCAACCGCTACGCCGGCGCGCTGCCGAAAGAGGCGATGAGCGACGCCGCGACCAAGGTCGCGAACATGCTGCTGTTCTCGCGCTCGTTCACGCTGGGCAATCTCGGCGTCATGAAAGACATGCTGACCGGTCTGCCGAAAGACGTGCTGGCACAGATCGAGCGCGACATGGGCGTGGTCGACCCGGCCGCCAAGGGCTACGCGAAATCGCTGGCGCGGCGCAAGGCCATGACGATTGTGCTGGCCGACGTGGCGCTGATGTACGTCGGCAACTCGCTGCTGCAGAGCGCGATCAACGTGCTGCGCAGCGACAACACGCTGGAAAAGGAGTTGCACGGCTATGCCGAGCGCTTCAACAACGTCATGCAGGAAGTCCGCGAGCATCCGCTGAAGCTGATCCAGCCGATGGGCCTGCTGGAGGAATTGTCGTCGACCAGCGAAAACGAGCCCGGCAAAAAGGACCGCATCCGCGTCGGAACCACCGGCGACGGGCAGGCGGTCTATATGCGCAACCCGGTCGGCAAGATCGGCGAGGAATTCACCGGCTACATGACCGGGCCGCTGGACATGATGCGCAAGAAACTCAGCACCACCGCGCGGCCGGCCTGGCAGATCATGAGCAACGATGCCGGATTCGGCCGCAAGGTCTATGATCCCGACGCCGACACGCCTGCCAAATACATGAAAAACATTGGCATGATCGCGGCGCATCTCGCAAAATCGCAGTTCCCGGAAAGCCAGTTCGACGCGACGGTAGACCTGGTGAAGGGCGTTGGCGACACCAAATTGAATGCCGCCAAGGCGTTCGGCCCGTTCGCCGGCGTGACGTTCTCCAAGGGCGCGCCGGGCGGTCCTGCCATGGGCGAGATTTACGCTGCCAAACGGCAGCACGATTTCGAGGTGCAGATGTCCATGCCGGGCATCCGGCGCCAGATCCAGCTCGGCGATGTCGCCGGCGCTCAGGATCGCATGGACGAGCTCGGCATCCCGGCCAGCATGCAGCGGTTCACGATCAAGACCACCCTCGATCCGGCAACCCGCATGAGCCCGAAGATCGTGCGGGACTTCTACCGCTACGCCACACCCGAGCAGAAAGCCCGGGTAGAGCGGCTGCGGGGCCCCACAGCTCCCTGACGGTGCGTTGCTGGGATTGGCCCGTTCGCCATGCTCCCGGCCCATGAAACGCATCCTCGCTACCGCCGCCGCCCTGTGGCTCGCCGCTGCCGCCAGCGCCTTCGGGCAAGCCGCCCCTGCAAACCTGCCTTTTCACACCGTCTACGGCCGGATCGGCGCAGTGCCCGGCGATTCCGGTCCCGGGCAGGCGATCACGTTCAACCAACTGGCGAACCAGATGTTCGCCACCACCCCGACCCTGCAAATCCTGAAATTCCGCAGCGCCAGCGGCGGCATCACCACCCTCACCACCAACATTCACGCCGGCTCCCCGATCGTAAACCTGCCGTCGTTTAAGGGCGAAATCGTCGCGTCGGTCACGCCGCAATACATCGGCTTCAAATGCGACGGCACGCCCGAGGCCGGCATCATTCAGGCGACACTCGCAAATCTTCCGGCGGCAGGCGGCGTGATCTGGTTGCCGCAGGGATCGTTCTGCAACGACAGCAGTCCCGTCACGATCAATAAGCCGAACGTCAAGATCATGGGCCCGGTCCGGGCGACTGGGAACGGGGGAGTATCCAACCAGAACGTTTCCCGGCTGAACTATACCGGGACGGCCGCCCGCTACATCGACGCGCGGAGCATCGTCGGCCTTGGCCTGATCAATGTCCACCTGACATATTCCAGCGCATCGTTCGCCGGCAGCCTTGTCGATGTCTCGTCGAACAATATCGGCGTCACGGTGGGCGCATTCGCGACCATCGAGGGGAGCTTCCTCGGCACCGACACTAACCGCACCGGGACCGCGACCTTGCTCAACATGGGGCAGACCGTCGATGCGAAGGTTGACGGGGCATTTTTCTACCACGGCGCGCCCGCGATTTTGGGCGGCGTCACTGCGGGGCAAAACACCGTCGCGACGATCAGGAAATCGTGGTTCTCGCTGGGCGACGGCGTGGCGATCTCAGGTTGCGGCGAGAGCTGGACGCTGGAAGAAAACGCCTTCGAGGCGACGCCCGGCGGACTGGGCGTGGCGTTCCAGACGATATCTACCCTGCCGTGCAAGGCGATGGTGTGGAAGAACAACTGGTTCGGCGACGTCAGCGTGGGCGGCGGGACGTGGATCGACGTGTGGGCCAACGGCTTCACATTTATCGGCAACAGGATTGCCGGGGATACCGGCAATCTCACCAACGGAATCTCGCTGAATGCCTCCAAGGGCATCTTTATCGGCGGCAACGATTTTGATTTTCTCAATATTGCCATCAACTGCACCACCGCCGTCGACGGCGGCAGCATTACCGGCAACAGGATGGGGGGCAGTGGCGGCGGAACGATCACGACCAAGATCGCAAACCCGTCGAACTGCACCAACATCACGACGGAAGGCAACTCGCCCTCGATCTCACTGGTTGCGGCGGGGCAAATCCGCATCGGGCAGTCCGGCGCCGATCCCGCGCCAAAGACGTTGAGCGGCGACGCCACGCTGGCCTCGACCGGCGCGGTGACCTTTGCCACGGTGAACAGCAACACCGGCACGTTCGGCGACGGCACCCATGTCGGGCAGTTCACGGTCAACGCCAAGGGCCAGGTCACCGCGGCGTCCAGCGTCGTCATCACCGGCGCGGCCCCTACGGGCGCGGCTGGCGGCGATCTGGCGGGCACATACCCGAATCCGACAATCAACAACGCGCCCGTCATTGCAAAGCTGCTGACCGCGTTCGCGAGCGGCGCCGGCGCTGTGAGCGCGACCGATTCCATCCTCTCGGCGTTCCAGAAGATCGACGGCAATGTGGCGCTCAAAGCGCCGCTGGCTTCACCCGCGCTGACGGGCGTTCCCACTGCCCCGACGGCGAGCCCCGGCACGAACACGACGCAGTTGGCGACGACGGCCTATGCCGACGCCATCGCCGCGCTTAAGGCAAATCTTGCGTCGCCGACGTTCACAGGCACGCCAGCCGCGCCGACGGCCGCGGTGGACACAAACACGACGCAGATCGCGACCACCGCGATGGTGCTGGCGCAAGCCGCGTCGGCCACGCCTTTGATGGACGGCTCCGCAGCGGTCGGAACATCGACGCGCTTTGCCCGTGGCGACCACGTACATCCCACGGACACGTCCCGCGCGCCGCTCGCCAGCCCGACCTTTACCGGAACGCCGGCGGCGCCCACAGCGGCAGTGGACACCAACACCACGCAAATTGCCACGACGGCGATGGTGCTCGGGCAGGCCGCATCCGCAACACCGCTGATTGACGGGACGGCTGCCGTCGGTACGTCAACCCGTTACGCGCGCGGCGATCACGTTCACCCGACCGACACCACGCGAGCCCCGACGGCGTCTCCGACCTTTACCGGGACCTCAACCGTAGCCACGCTGACCGCGACCACGATCAACGCCTTTACGTTGGGCGGCACCGTCAGCGGCGGCGGCAATCAGATCAACAACGTGGTGATCGGGGCGGCTACTCCGCTCGCCGGGACGTTCACGACGTTTACGGCCGTAGACGCTAGCGTCAGCACCGCGTCGGTGAGCAAGAGCGACAACGCCAACGCCTATCTGCTGTCGGTGGCCAACGCCAACGCCGGGGCGAGCGCCTTGGCGGGGGCGAGCTTCAGCACCAGCGCGGGCGCGCTGACGTTCCAGCAGAACGGCACCAACAAAAGCTATGGCGCAAGCGCGAACGGCGACGGCATGGTGCGCGGCACCGCGGCCGGCTTCGTCATCATGTCGGACAACGCCGCCGGAACCATCAAATTCGCGGCGGGCGGCAGTGCTGAGACGGCGCGGTTTTCCGCAAGCGGCGGCTTGTCGATCGGCTCAACGTCCGATCCCGGCGCGGGTCTGATCTACACCAACAGCGCCAGCTTCCTGATGCGCACCAAGACTTCGCTGAGCAACGGCGCCGCGGCTGCGGCAGGCACGCTGACGAATGCGCCCGCCGCCGGCAACCCGACCAAATGGCTGCCCTATGACGACAACGGAACGACGAGGTATATCCCCGCATGGTGAGGATCATTTTCGCAGTCGTTCTGCTGGCGATCACTTCGCCGGCCTTTGCCCAGCAGGCGGCGATCGACCGCATCTCGCTCGCTTTAGGCCAGTGCATCGGCAATGCCGAACAGCGCGCCGATGAGATTGCCGCGCTCCGCAATCAGCTAACGGCAGCACAGGCGCGCATCAAAGAGCTTGAGCCGAAGCCCGCGACGAAGGACTAGCGGACGGCGGTGCGTTGCGACTTCCCCACAGCCCTCCATTGTCTCCCCGAAACGGGAGATCAGGCATGTCCACCACAGACAAACTCACCACCACCGTCGCGCAGGTCGACGTGCAGTCGGCGTGGTCGAGCAAGATCAACTGGACGCAGGCTGTTGGCATAGCTGCGTCGGCGCTGGTGTTCCTGACCGGCGGCAAGGTCAACATTCCGGTCGAGGTACAGGTCGAGATCGTGACCGGCATTCAGGCGGTGCAGGGTATCGCCACCTGGGTCATGAGAACGTGGTTCAGCAAGACCATCACCCCGGCCTCTGCGGCCGGTCCCGACGTTCCCACCAAGGAGGTGCTCAAGTGAAACGGATACTCCTCGCCCTCACGCTGGCCGTCTCGCTCGCCGGCTGCGCCACCCTCAGCACGGTGCAGCAGGCCTTCGACGTTGCCGCGAACTTCACCGTCTCGCAGAACGGCCTCGATGCCACCCGCGCCAGCTATGACGCCACCGCGCTGGTGGCGCTGAAGGCCTATGCCGTGATGCCGCGGTGTGCGCCGGGAACCACGATATCGACCGCCAACCGCTGCCACGACAAGGCGCTGCTCAGGCGGATGCGCGATGCCGACCGGCAGGCTGCCAAGGCTTTCGCCGCCACGCAGGCGCAGATCGATTCCGGCAACGCCACCGGGGCCGCCGCGGCATGGCAAGCCCTGCAGACCGCCATTGCCGCGGTCAAGCAGATCATTTCCGACAACGGCATCAGCCTCTAAGGAGCGACCATGAACGCAGCCCAAATTCTGGCCGATGTGCAGCTTGTGCTTTCGGTCGCCAAGCAGACCCTCGAGCTTGGCCTCGACGCAAAGCCGTTTGTCGCCGATGCCTTGCAGATCGTGGTGAAACACCAGCCGCTGTCGACCGAGCAACGGTTCGCGCTGCAGGCTCGCGAAACCGCGCTGCGCAACCAGATCGATGCCGCCGTTGCGGACGACGATGCGGCGGATTGATGTCCGGAGTCTCCATCGACCTCTCGATCAACCTGACGTCCGTCATCTCGCTTTGTGTTGCGCTCATCACCTTCGTGACGGCGTTCAACAAGCTGACGAATAGGATCGACCTCAACACCGAAACGATGAACGGCAAGTTTACCGTGATCGAGACCCGCCTCAATTCCGTCGAAGAAACGATGCGGGACAACAGATCCGTGAACGAGCGCCTCGCGGTGATCGAAGTCAGACAGAATACCCAAGCTCAAGTGCTCGCATCCGTCGGGGTCGACATCCACGATCTGCGTCTCGGCAGGGGCTTGATCGGTGAACGTTCATGACCGGCGCAGAAATTTCCCAGATCAAGGGGGGGGCGTTTTGTGAGGGTTAACAAAAAAAAATCGGTACTTTCTGTGAAGCGCGCGGGCGCCGGCGGCACGATCCTTCGCGACCAAGCAGGGACGCCACGAAGAACGCCCGCTGCAAACGGGCTGAACTGCGAAGAAAGGAAACCAAATGTCACTCGGAACCATCATCCTGATTATTCTCGTCATCGCGTTGCTCGGCGGCCTGATCCCCTGGGGAGGCGTGCGTCCGCCTCAATTTTTCTACGGCACCGGCTATTACGGCGGCGGCGGGCTTGGCCTGATCGTTGTCGTGCTGCTGGTCCTGCTGCTGCTCGGCAAGCTCTGATGCGCTTCGACATCCACCATCACGTCTCATGGAGCAACGAGCCGCCGCCATGGGCTGCTGAACTGAAACATCAAGGCGCGCTCATCCTCAACAGACTGGAAACCATCATGTCAGCCATCGACGACCTCCAAGCCAAAGCCGACGCCACTCTGGCGCAGGTGACCAAGAATACCGATCTCGATGCCTCGATCATTGCCATCGTGACGGCCAACGCCAAGACGATTTTGGACCTCAAGGCGCAACTCGCGTCTGCCGGCGTCGATCCTGCGAAGCTGCAAACCCTGAGCGATACCATGGATGCCATCGCCGCCAAGGCTATCGCCAGCGGTCAGGCGACGGCGGATGCGGTTACGGCCAACACCGAAGCTGCGTGAAACTGATGCCCGGGCTTAACCCGGGCATCCCGCACTTCGCCATGATCTCGGGATGGTCGGGGGACAATCCGCGAACGGACCTCACCAATAGTTCACAACATCCTGTGCCGAGTTGCTGCAACGTTCTGCCGAGTTACTGCAAGGTTCGAAAATTGCGAGATTGAAAAAGCCCAATAGATCAAGGGCTTTCTGGTGGACGCACAAGGGATCGAACCTTGGACCTCTCCCGTGTGAAGGGAACGCTCTCCCGCTGAGCTATGCGTCCGGGATTCTTGTGCAAATTCAAAGGCCGGAAACCGGCGATGTACATCGTCAGAGCCGCGAT